ATACCTTTAGTGCAGCTGATGAACTATCAGTACACTTTACAGCTTCTGGAAGCAAGGGTGATACTGGTAGCACCGGTAGCACCGGTAGTACCGGTAGCACTGGTAGTACGGGTGCAACAGGAGCAAACCCACAACTTTCTATGACTTTTAGTAATTCAACAAGTGACGCAGATCCGGGATCAGGTAAGATTGCTTTTAACAACGGCACTTTATCAAGTGTATCCGTATTATTTATTGATGATGCTGATGATGCGGGTGCAGATATTACAACTTTTGTACAATCATTTGACGATGTTACGAATGCTGTGGCAAGGGGTATTATTACTGTTACCAAAGAAGCAACGCCAGCAACTTATGCGACTTTTAAGGTAACGGGATCAGTAACTGATGCTAGTGGATACAGTAAGGTAGCTGTGACGCATCTGACAAGTTCTGGATCATTTTCTAATCTTGATGGAGTGAGTGTACATTTTGCATATTCAGGTGCAGATGGTACAGGAGATATGACTAGCTTTACATTAGCGGGTGATTCTGGAAGTAATCAGACCATAAGCAATGGTAACACTTTAACTATAGCTGGTGGTGAAGGTATAGATACATCAGGCGGTGCGACTGACACAGTAACGATTGCGGGAGAAGATGCTTCATCTTCAAATAAAGGCATAGCATCATTTAGTAGTGACAATTTTTCGGTAAGTAGTGGTGCTGTAACTATTAAAGATGATGGTGTAGCTACAGCAGAGATTCAAGATGACGCAATTACTTTAGCAAAAATGGCTTCTGGTACAGATGGAAATTTAATTTCATATGATACATCTGGAAACCCAGTTGCAGTTGCTACAGGTAGTTCTGGTCAAGTATTAACAAGTGCAGGAGCAGGTGCCGTACCTAGTTTTCAAACTCCAGCTGGTTCTACAGTAACACAAAAAGCCACAACAACTAGCACAGGCACTTTTACTATATCTAGTTTGACAGCTAATATACCAGTATTTATTATTGGTGGTAACGCAAGTGATAAAACAGAAATAAGTTATAAGGTAACTTCAGGAACAACCTCACCACTTGGCATGACACATAATACAAGCACATTTTTTGGTATTTTTTCTGATGATACACAAAGTGCCAGAAGAGCAATGGCAACAGTTTTAATACCAACAGGCACAAGTATAGTGCTTAGTGTAAATCAATGCGTAGGAACATTAACAGCATTTCAATAGGATAGTTATGAAAGCATATGTAAAACTTACACCAGAAGGACTAATAGCACTTAACTCGGATAATGCGACAGATCAGACAAATCATGCTAATGATTCTAATACAAGAGAATTTACTTCAGAAGAATATGCTTTGTTTGGAGATCAAATTAAATATGTTGGAAACGAAAATACAAAAGTAACAGGCACATCTTTAGATGATGCTACTGTTTCTTATACAGTATATACAGCCACTCAACTTTTTAACGCAGCAATAGAAATTTTAAGAGACAAGAGAAATACTTTACTTGATAAATCAGAATGGACAGTTAATAACGACAACCAACTTTCTGATGACAAAAAGGCAGAGTGGAAAACTTACAGGCAAAAACTGAGAGACATTACCAAAGATTTAACAACCGAAGCTGAAGTGAATGCAGTTTCATTTCCAACACAACCAAGTTAAAAATGGATACAAGAACAATACATGATGTGGCATCAGAAATGGAAGCACATGAAAGAGAGTGCAAAGTTTATAGATCAGCAACACAAAAAAGTCTAGATAATCTTGAAAGCAGAATAAAAAGGCTTGAGTTATTGATTATGGGTTCTACACTTACTATACTATGTTCAATGATGGGAGTTATATTTAAGGTTTTATAATGGTTGCTAAGAAATATCAAAATCCTAGGGGTGGTCTCAATGAAGCCGGTAGGAAGTTTTTCAAAAGAACACAAGGTTCTAATTTAAAAAAACCATTAAAAACAGGTACAAGTCCAAGAAGAGTTAGTTTTGCAGCTCGTTTTGCTGGTATGAAAGGTCCAATGAAAGATGAAAAGGGAAGACCTACAAGAAAAGCATTAGCTTTAAAAGCATGGGGTTTTGGTAGTGTCCAGGCAGCTAAGAATTTCGTAAAAAGAAATAAAAAAACATGATTGATCCAATCAGTGCATTTGCAGCAATCAAAAGTGCTACTTCACTAATTCAACAAGGTGTTAAGGTCGGCAAAGGTTTGCATGATTTAGCTAGTCCAATATTAAAATGGGCAAATGCTGAATCTGTTATGGATGTTGCAGCTAGTCAAAAAGGCAAAACAATTACAGGAAAACTTTTTGGTAAATTTTCCACGATAGAACAAAATGCTATAGCTGCTCATTTACGAAAACAGGAATTAAAACAAATGAAAGAAGAGCTTAGAGAAATATTTTTATTGTATGCTCCTAACGGATTACAGCAATGGGAGGATTTACAGAAAGAGATCAGTCACCAAAGAGCATTACATAAAAAAAGATTAAGACAACAAATTATTGAAAAGGAAAGAGCAAAAAAAATTACCATTATTATAATAGCCATTGTCATTGGATTTATAGCACTTGTATGGGAGATAAATTATTTGATGAAATAATTAGATGGATCGTATTATAGATGCAAGATGTTCTGCTCTTTGCGATGTTTGGTCTGCCCATTTACTATCTAACATTTGTTTTGCAGCTTCTTTCGTATCCCCTTTTTTAAAGGCTGCCCACATTTTTTTAAATTTTTTTACACCTGTTTTGCCTAGTTGAAAAACCATTTCAATAATTACTTCTTTTGCTGTATTGTTCATATTGATTTTACCAATTAAAGTTTCCGCACCATTGACAGCAACCTGAAAATCTTTTTCAAAACACTCTTCCAACACTTCTATATCATATGCCTTGTCCATATCCCAACTTTCATCACTTCTACATAGGTGACCATACCCTATAGTTTTTTTACCAAGGCTGTCCAAATAAACATGGTCTCTAAAACCCTCGTGATACTTTATTCTTTTTTTCAAATCTTCATACATTATCTATCTTTCAAATAATCAAACAGAATGTGTACAAGTTCTGATTTTTGTATTTTTTTATCAAAACTAAGATTATGTTTTTTGCCTAATTTAAATAATTGTGATTTAGTCATAATTTGCAAATGTGTTATTTTAAGAGGTTTCTTCTTTTTTTTTAAAAATAAATTTTTAATAAATGCAAACATATTATTTCATATTATTTCTTGCTACACCTTTAGTCTTTTCGTATGACCTCATTGCTCCTAATCCCAAAAGACTCATTGTAAGACCCAATAGACCTTCTAGTTCTATTTGTGGAGGTTGTATTTCAGGCATCCACATTGCAAAAACCCATGTAAGTATAGGTCCTAAAAAGTATTGCCATGCTATGCCTAAACAACATACCCACATTATTGCTGGTCTTGCCCCTGAAACAAACAATGATGGATGTTTAGCCTGTTCTAGATTTGCGTTAGCTTGTGCCTGTGAAATAGCTAATGTTTCTTTTCTTATTTCACCTTCTATCTTGGTTTTAAGGTCTTTGTCCTCAATAAATTTATCAAGAATCTTCCCGGCAACTCCTATTACACTTGATGCTAACATTTTAGTTTGGTTTTCCTTTTATGCCATCTAGTATACTATTAAGTTCTTCTTGCAAGTCTTTGTCTGATCTTTCATCAGTAACATCTTTGTGCAAATTAACAGCCTGATAACCAGCTCTGTCTAAAATATCTTTACTCGCTTGTAAAGATATACTTTCTTGCTTTGCATTCTCAGCCAAAGTTACTATTCTGTTAAGTGCCATTGGAACAGATCCAGATAATTGTTTTTTTATTTCATCTTCAATTTGTTGAGAGTATCTATTTTTAAGTTCATATCCCATTTTATCAGCATTTGTTTTTTTATATCCTGCTTTGATTGCTGATTGAGTAGCATTGCCTGTCTGACTAAAATAATAAATAAAATCAGATTGCATTTTTGATAAACTTTTTGCCATGTTATAATGTGTTTAATAGAATAATAATAAGTAGTACCAGAACTGTCCAATCATACATACTGATTACTGTAAAACTTTGCAAAAACTTTTTTATTTTATCCATCATAGTCATAATGTTATATTATTTTTCATCTTTAGGCAAGTACACCATTACAAATGCATTGCATTGAGGACAAGACAGATTTGTTTCAATTAGATATTCTGAATCATCTTCACAATCATGATCTCCACCCCAAATTAATTCCGTATTGCAATACCAACATTTCATTTTTTTTAAATTTTCTTTTGATGAAAGCAATCGTAAAGCATTTTTTTTCATAGTGCTAATTCTTTATTATAATAATCACAAAACTTATTTACATTACAATATTCTTCACATCTTACATCTTTCCCTTTTCTGTGAACAATACTAAAATCTTTATTGTCCAACATATTTTTTTGTTCCATGTATTTTTTTGCATCTTCTTGTGATGAAAGTAATCGTAAAGCAGCTTTTTTACCTTTTTTCATAACAGCATACTGATCTGGTCTAGTCCACCTTTCTTCCGAAGAGCATACAGGAGCTACAGACTTGATTTGTGCATCTTGATGAGCCTTTACTCGTTCTTTTATAAATGCTTCCTGTTCAGCCGTATTCCATTTTCTAATAGGTATTACTATTACTTGTTTCTTCGGATAATTAGAATCAGGTTCTTTAGCTTTACTTTTTGACCAATCTCTAAGAATTGCCATAATGTATAATTTTTTTACCTCTATATTATTTATTTTGTCAGGATTTTTTTTACACAGATAATCAAGAATATTTAATTGTTGTTCCCATTCTTTTTTGCCTTTTGTTACTGCATCTAAAGCGGACCATGCAGAGGTAACTTTGAAATCAACAAGCACACCATCAGATTGCAAATAATCAAATGTTCCGGATATTGTCCAGTCATTTGTTATCTCTTTATTTTTGTGAAACAATCGTAACTCAGATATATCTTCTGGTCTTGCTGATCGTTCTATAATATGATGTACAGATTGACCTAATAAAGACCATATCCTATCAGCTACATCTTCTTCTATTTCATCTGCATATTTTTTTTGTAAAGCAACTACCCTTGCAGGAGCAACTAAACGAGTAGCAGATATGTCTGAACCATCTGAGTCATATGGATCGTTAGCTACTGCTCGTTCAATTACTTTGGGAAGGTTACATAAATTAGTTAGTTTCATATTTTTTTTTTAGTATTAAAGGTTTGCCCACCGGTTTTGGTGGTAGTGTAAGTTCTTTTATCTCTTTAATAATAAACTCCTCTTGCGGTGTGGGTTTGTGCATAAACTTTTTTCTTGCTAGTCTTGAATCTACACACAAATACCCGTTTATGTTTTTATATTTTTTTTCTAATTTTTGCATAAGGTTTATTGTATCCTCGCAGGAATTAAGTCTGCCTACATATTTTTCTTCTAGTGTATCTAATGATCCTATAAGTAAAAACAAAAAGACAGACTCTTTCATTATTGTTTACAAGATTGTTTAAATAATGTGTATCCATATAAGGTCATAGCTTTATCTGAAGTTGGTCTTGATAAGCCTTTATATACAAAAGAACACTCATACTTTTTATTGTTTTCTATTGTTGTTTCTACAAACTCTACATTTTCCGGATGTATAATGTTTAAGAAAAACAAAATCGCAAATAAAATACTCATTTATAACCCCCTAAAATGGTACATTAGTATCGTGGTTCATATCACTTGTTCCATGATCTGTATCATCAAACTCTTTTGCTTTTAGTATAATATTTCTTATACCTTCTGATAACTGGTTAAATTTTTCTTTATTGCCTTTTTGATATTCAGCAATGCTGAAGAAGAAACTTGGAATAATTTGTTCAGAACTAACATCAGTATCTTTTATTTTCATAACATTAGATATTTTTGGTCTACCATTCTTGCCCTCTATAACATTTAACTGACAAGCATCACCTAATAAAGATGTTATATCAAAACCTCTTTTCTCGCTTGATGATATTGCCTTACCTCTCCATGATTGTAAATCTTTTGCTAAATTAGATTTCTCATGCAAAGATAGGTTGTAAAACTTACTGAGTGTAAGAGGTTCGTTTTCATTGTTTGTATATTCAGGTATTTCCCAAATAATCATAAATTGTTTTTTCCATGATATATCACCTTGGTAATCCTGTTTTTGTGTACCTAGATCAATAATTTTTACACATCGTGCCTTGTGTACACCAGTAGGCACTTGTGGATATTCACTTTGTATATTTTCTTTTGCTATTAAACTCATGTTGGTATCCTTTACTTTAACTTAATTTAAAGTTAAGTATAATCATACTAAAATTATATTGTCAACATCTTATTGACATTAGTTAATAATTAATTAAAATTAACTTATGAATAAATACGAATTAGCTAAAGAACGCAAAAAAGAGATTGTAGCAAAGTATGGTGGTAAGAATCTATCTGTTTTGTTAAACATCTCACATCCAGCAGTTTCCAAATGGGAAGTGGTGCCACCATTAAGAGCATTTCAAATAGCAAATTTTGGAGACTTTCAACTAGACTACATTAGACCAGACTTAAAATTCTAATCAAACCCGCACTCACAAAGGATTACAGAGACATAGCATTGCTATAGCTGTGTTATTTTTTGCCAATGCGATTTTATCCCCTTCATCTCCATCTACAACTACAACTACAACTACACCTACATCTACATACAAGATATCTATATCTTCTTAATTATTTACAAAATAAAAAACAATTTGACATAAGTTAATTATTAACTTAATGTTAATTTATGAGAAAATCTACACATCAAGAACAATCTCCATCATTTCAATTTTATGCAACTGATTGGATAGCCAATCCAGATAGAATGGATTTATCTCTAGAGCAACAAGGTGCATACATATTATTGTACTGTTATTGTTGGAGAGGTTTTAAAATAGAATATAATTTAGAAACCATATCAAGAATGTGTAACTGTAGATTAGATAAAATAGAAAAGATATTTCCAAAGATAGAACACTTGTTTCAAAAAAAAGAATGTCATGGTAAAACATATCTTATTTGTATACAGGCAGAAGAAGAGAGAAAAGAACAAGAATACAATAGAAAGAAAAGATCAAAAGCGGGCAAACTAGGTGCAAAAATTAGGTGGAAAAAATGACAACATACGAAAAATTTCTATCTGCATTTGGTGATAAACATAGCTTTCAAACTTTTTGTGATAAAGGCAGAAACAAAAAACTTATCAAACAATTACATGGAACAATAGATGAACACATAGATGAATTATCAAAACTTAATCAACAAGGTGCAGGTGTTTATTTTACAGTTAATGAAACAAACTTACAAGGCAGAACAACCAAACACATAACAAAAGTACGGGCAGTATTTTGTGATTTTGACGGCACACCATTACCAAAAAGTTTTCAAATAAATCCACAACTTATTGTAAATACAAGTCCAAATAAATATCATACTTATTGGCTTGTATCTGATATGCCAAAAGAATCATTTAGATTATACCAACAAGCATTAGCTAATAAATTTAATAGTGATCCAGTAATTATTGATCTGCCTAGAATTATGAGAGTTGCCGGATTTTATCATAACAAAGTTAAACCCTATCCAGTAAAAATAATTTATAGTGAGTATAGTAGTCCTTATAAAATGTCAGAAATTAGAGAGGGTTTGAATCTTATTAAACCTGAAAAAAAAATATTTAAAGAATACACAAAGACACACAAAGAATTTACTGGTACAATACAAGGTACAGGACAGGGAAACAGACATCAAAAATTAGTTTCTATGTTAATTGCCATGAGAAAAAGAGGTGTGTCATATGAAAAAGCTAGAGATGAAGCATTAGACTTTGGAAGAATGTGTAACCCACCTGAATCACCAAACGAAATAGTGTTTCAACTTAATGATATTTGGAATAGATATGGAACTGCGTGAATATCAAAACACAGCGATTGATGATATAAGAACATCTTTTAAAAAAGGTAATAAAAAAGTTTTATTAGTAAGTCCAACTGGATCAGGTAAAACTGTTATAGCTTGTGCTATGATACAAAAGGCATTAGAAAAAAACAAACAATGTTTATTTGTAGCACACAGAAGAGAGTTAGTTTATCAGACAATAAACAAATTATTTGATTATGGTATTACATCTGGTGTACTCATGAGTGGACAACCAGAGACACAGTTTGAGAATGTTCAGGTTGCCAGTATACAAACTTTTACGGCAAGAAAAAAGAATATTGATTTTCATAAACCTAAAGGTGATTTAATTATTCTTGATGAAGCTCACCGATCAACAAGTAAATCGTTTAGTGATTTGATTGAGATGTATCCAGATAGTTTTATCATCGGTCTTACGGCAACACCAATTCGGGGAGATGGCAAAGGTCTTGGTAATATTTATGAAGATTTAGTTGAATGCGGTACAGTTAAATCATTACAAAAACAAGGTTATTTAGTAAACACAAAATATTTTGCACCAACTTTGCCTGATTTGTCAAAAATACAAATAGTACAAGGTGATTATGAAAAAAAAGAGTTATCTAGAAGAATGAATACTACAAAACTTGTTGGAGATTTAGTCCAACATTACATAGATCATGCAAACAACAGACCCACAGTTGTATTTGCATCTAGTGTTGCTCATTCTAAATATATAGCCAAAATGTTTCAGCAAAACGGCATACCATCTGGACATATAGATGGCACAATGGAAGAAATAGAAAGAGAAACAGTTTTAGATGCGATGAAAAAAAATAAAATTCAGGTACTTTCTAACTGTATGGTTCTGACAGAGGGTTGGAATCTTCCAAAAGTTTCTGCCGTTGTACTTGCAAGACCAACAAAATCATTAGGGTTATGGTTACAGATGATAGGCAGATCACTTAGACCGCATGAGAATAAGGACAACACAATTATATTTGACCATGCAGGATGTATCTATGAGGGATTTGGTTTTCCTGATGATGACAGATTTTGGAAGTTAACTGTAAGCAAAGACAAAAAAGAGAGAAAGAAAAAAGAAATGCAACCTATAAGTAAACAACCTTTTTCATGTGTTCAGTGTGATTTTATATACAGACCCACAAAAGAAAATCCTGAGTGTCCTAATTGTTCTTACAAACCTACACAAAAATCAGTTAAATTATTAATAAAACAAGGCAGACTAAAAGAATTAAGTAAACCAAAAGAAACAAAAGCACATGATAAGAAAAAATGGTATGCACAATTATTGTTTATAGCTAAACAAAAAGGGTATAATATCGGATGGAGTTCGCATAAATTTAAGGATAAGTTTGGACATTTTCCCCACTCAAAACAAGTGTTACCACAAGCACCAACAAAAGAAGTTCTTGGTTTTTTAAAATACTTACAAATTAAACAGGCAAAATCTAAACAATATAAAAGGTTATGATTCATATAAAGTGTAGTATTTGTAATCACAAAGAATATTACAAATCAACTGAACAACTATTTAATGCTATTAAAATGTTTCAAACAAAAAAACATACTATTATTTGTTCTGATTGTTTGAATAGAAAGAGAAAAAAAAATGAATGAAAATATAATTGAAAAAAGACTAGAAGAAATTAGAAAGATTACACAAAAATATTCTGAAGCAAAATCTAGGCATACTTTACTTGAACATAGCAGGCATATAGTTCTGGCGGACCTTATGAGAGAATCCTATGAATCCAGTAATGATAAAGTTAGTGTTGCGAAATGTGAGATGATGGCACGATCACATCAAAAATATAAAGAACACATAAAACAACTTAGCATTGCAGAAGAACAATGTATTAAGCTGCAATGGGAACTTAAAATAATACAAATGAAATTTGAATCATGGAAAACAAATGTGTTTAATATAAATCAAGAAGCAAAAAACTATGGTTTCAAAAAATAAGAAGGCACATTATGACAGATTGTTTCAACTAGGTTGTATAATTTGCCGCAAATTAGGTGTTGATACTCCTCCGGAGATACATCACATTAAAAACCATACTGGAATGGGCAGGAAAGAGCCGTACAATAGAAGTATTCCACTTTGTGGGTATCACCATCGTTTATCCAATGAATCGTACCACCACAGTCCTAAATCGTTTTCCGAAAAATGGGGAAGTCAGGAGGATTTATTAAAAGAGGTTATGGCTTTATTAAAAAGGTCATAGCTAATACAATATAGAACAATTATTAATTTACAAGGAATGTATTAGCTATGTTAAGGTTGTATATCATCATAGTAGCAGTAAATCAATTCTTTTATTTCATCATCATCATGTAAAATTATACTTACTTGTTTTCTTAATTCACCAACTATCTCTCTAATATCTTCACCATCTATCAATGGTATGGTTTCTTTAATTGCATACTCTTCTTTTTCTTTTTCGTTCATGCTATAACTACTCATTTTTTTCCCCAATTAATATTTATCAATGTTATCGTTAATAAGATTTAATATTTTACCAATGTTTGGATCAGAGGATGTTATTCCTAACTGCTCAATGGTATCATCACCAACACCTAGGTCTTGCTCAATCCACTCCTGTTCCTCCTCTTTCCAATCCTTAACATCTTCCTGAGTGCCAAAGCTCACATAGATTCCTCGATCCTCGTGGACAGTTCTTTTATATATTTTATATTTTTTAGTCATCATTTTCTTCCATTTGTTTGGTGTTATAATCATCGTAATCTTTAAACTGTTGTTTTTTATCCGCTATTATTTTTTCTAGTTCTGATATTTGATTAGATAATGCTTGATGCATCATTTCTAATTGTTCAATGTCTTTCAGTAATTCATGCATAATTATCCTTTCTCACAAGTTTAATTCTTTAAGTTTATTATCAACCTGATCTTTTTCCTCTTCAGGAATATAATCAAAGTAATGTACTAAGATATTAAAACCTTTTTCATATGTAATAAGTTTTTCTATTAACTGATCTTTAGTAAGATACCTATGTAATTGTTTTGTTTGTTCATCCATAATATTAACTTTCGTTAACTAAATTAACAAATATTTCTAATACTTGCAACTCAATATTTTTTTTTGTATCTAAAATTTTTACTTCACTTTTTTTATTAGTTTCAATGTTGCAGACAGTTTTATCATTCCTTATGTCAACAGATATATTTGCTGCTATGTTTTTATCTTTATAAGTATAAACTAGCTTTTGAACTTTTCTGATAATATTACTTTCTATTTCCTCTATTGTTTTCCATTGTTTAGTTTTGTTCATTTTATAACCTTACATTAAAATTAAAGAAAGTAACATTTGCACCAAAAAAACCGATGCAAATATTACAGTTAAAAATTTTATTGTCTTCATGGTAAAGCTATCCACAATAAAAAGAAACCCGCAAACATAAAAACAACAAAAATAAAATTAATTATGGTTTCAAAAATATTCATCGTTTTATAATTCCTTTTTAAAATTGTTCTAATAAAAATTTATCTATTGTTTTATAATCTGCTTTATCTTTTAAAAGTTTTCTCAACTCTTTATTTTCTAAGGCAGTATTAACATCAATTAAATACTTGCCACATAAAGCATAAAAATCAAATTTATTCATTATTCACCCTTTAATTGTTGGTTTAATATATCTTTTTCTATTTCTAATATTATATTAGCCATAAAATCCCAGTAATTTTGTTCAACCTTATTTTTTAAAGCATCACTAGGATTTGGATTTATTGAACCCATTTTAACGGCAAGATCTACAATATCATCATAATAAAATGGTAAATCTAGAGCCAAGCCGCTCAACCATTCTGATATGGCTTTTTGTTTTCCAACTCTAGGTATCATGAAACTGTATTCTGAATAAAACCTTTTAAATAAATAATTAACTTTATCTGAATATTTAGTTATTGGTTTATCGTTTATATCAGTTTTAATAGTTGATAATATAAACCTTTTATAATTTTCTTTATATTTTGTATAATGTAATTTCATCGTTTTGTTACTCCATTTATTTCTTTTTTCAACCAAATTTTAAAAAGTTTATCATCACGCAAAACTTCCATATAGTCCGTGCAAAATCTACTGTAATAAAATTCTTCTATTAATTTGCTAATTTGATCTATATTTAAATTATAATCTTTTTTCATCTTCAAATTCTCCTTTCTTATTTGTTATATTTTTCATGAAGAGTTATTAACTTGTCGACATAACCATTGCATGAATAATCTATAATGGTTTCATCATTGTATTTTCCATAGTCTGCAAATGCAGATCCATAAAACCAGTCTATTTTTTTGTATTTAGGGTTTTTGTGGCAGAACATTCTAGAATAAATATGAACTTCTACATCATCACAAGCTCTGAAGCAGTCAATAGCTTTTTGTAGATTCTTAGTTTTATCAAAATATCCTACTTCTTCTGGTGTACTGAATGCCAGTAAATGACCATCAGATATAGCTTGTGTTATAATTTTATTTGCTAACATATTTTCTCCCTGTTAAATTAATATTGCAAATGACTACCCAAATTAATGGGTAGTTTCGACCATTCTATTTTTTGTAGGTCTCATCAGATTTGCTCTTAATTGCAAAGCCATTAAATGATTTGCTTTTAACAACCCACTTATTTGCCATAGCTTTATCTAACAAAGCATCACATTGAAATAATGCTAATTCTTCATTAAAAGAATTACCTAGCCATTGAAAAGTTTTAAACCATTGCATGGCAGATTCTTCATTTGGGAATTCTATACTTATTCTAGTTGGTTTATCCATATTTTTATTCTCCTTATTTGTCTGGGTCGTTAGATTCTTCATAACCCACATATAATGCATCCAATGTATCATGCGGGGTAAAACTGCATAACTGCCAGTTATGTGGTCGTCTCTTTACTTCCATTATTAAATCATTTTTATTTAATTTAATGTAGCTAATATCATGTGCAGAACTTTTTAATTCGCCATAAATAACTTTATGTTTGCGAATCAGTGCAAGTATTTGTTTAGTTTCTTTTTCCATATTATTTGTCTCCATTGATTATGTTTAACAAATCTTTTGCTAAAGATTCTCTTCCTCGAACCCACTCACTCAACAGTTCAGTGTCTTCAAGTTCTTTTTTTTCGGTTCCAACAACTACTTCACACCTTCTTTTTATATAATCAAGTTTAGTTTCTAGTTTCATGTTCTTTTCCTTATAAAATTAATATTAATATATATGTTAGTTAACTTAGGTTAATAGTCAAGCAGAAATAACAAATAATTATACTTTAGTTTGTAAGTTATATATAATGGTACATATGAAGGAAAGCAGAAGCGACACCACTTTAGAATCTGGCGGAGGAAATCCAGTACATATATATATGATTGTTTTACATTGTTATACCACTCCAATAGCTACAGACAAGAAGTGTTATACCTCTACAGGTAAAACACCATATACAGACATATATATATAAAGCAGAAAAGAAGGTTTCCCGTCCACACTCACACTGTCCAGAAAAAGCAGAAAATTTATGCATATATATGTAGAAAGTAGTTAGCAGTTGTAAAATTATAATGTGGCACCCCCCAAAATGCAGATATGTTAATATAGTATACATATGGGGTATTATGGTATAGTGTAGTGGGGATATAGGGTCTTGTATGGAGTTTATTAGGAAAATAAAGGCTAGATTTTCTACGGCGGATAATATTATTGACTTTATTGTTGATGTATTTTTGTTATTATTTGATGTTTTGATGACACCTTTGTTGATTCCGATACGGATTGGGAAGTATTATTTTAAATATATGATAAAAGCCTTTACGAAAAAGTTTCTCAAATCATTATATCATAGGTATTATGATTAACAATGAATAATTTAGCCAGAGCCATAAAGATTGCACGAGAGCTGGAGTTTAGAAAACGCACAAATGTAATGAAACTCTATAAGCCATATTTGTATCAGTTGAAGTTTCATAATAGCCAAGCATCGCAAAGATTACTTATGGCAGGTAACAGAGTAGGTAAATCTTTTTGTGGTGCAATGGAAATGGCATATCATTGCACAGGTTTGTATCCTAACTGGTGGAAAGGTAGAAAATTTAAAAGACCTGTTAGATGTTGGGTAGGTGGTGTATCTAATGAAACAACACGAGATGTTTGTCAGAAAGAATTATGTGGTCAGCCTGATGATCCTAATGCAAAAGGTATGGGTAGTATTCCATTAAGATTAATCGGAGAAACTGTAAGAAAACCCGGTGTACCTAATGCTATGAACTCTGTTGTAATTAAACATAAAAGTGGTGGACATTCTCGTATTGGTTTTAAGGCTTATGAAATGGGTAAAGAAAAATGGATGGGTGAATCTTTAGATGTGATCTGGTTAGATGAAGAACCACCACAAAGTATTTATTCTCAAGCCCTAACTCGTACTGCTGATAAAGGGGGTATTGTGTATATGACATTTACACCAGAACAAGGTATGACAGAAACAGTAACTCAGTTTGTCAATAATTTAAAAGAAGGACAGGAACTTATACAAGCTACATGGGATGATGCACCACACATGACAAAAAATATACGAGAACAAATTTTATTAGCCTTGCCACCACATGAAAGAAAAATGAGAGAAAAGGGCATACCACAATTAGGATCTGGTCTTGTCTTTCCTGTTAATGAAGAAGATGTTACCTGCGAACCATTTAGTGTGCCAACATATTATCCAAGAATATGTGCAATAGATTTTGGATGGGATCACCCAACGGCTTGTGTATGGATAGCATGGGATAGAGATAATGATATTGTTTTTGTATATGACAGTTATGCTATGCGACAAGAAACAGTTCCGGTTCATGCATCGGCAATTAAATCAAGAGGTGCATGGATTCCTGTAATTTATCCAATGGATGGCAGACAAGCAGATAAAGGAAGCGGTAAGAGTCTTGCTGTTCAATACAGAGAAGAGGGAGTAAATTTATTGCGTGAACATTTTACCAATCCGCCCCAACAAGGTATGAAAGAAGGCAGTGGTGGCAATAGTGTAGAAGCAGGAGTAATGGAAATGCTAACACGATTTCAAACAAAAAGATTGAAAATATTTTCTAATCAAAGTAAACTACTTGAAGAGTTACGAATGTATCATAGGAAAGATGGTAAAATTATTCCTATGCATGATGATGTACTTTCAGCATTACGATATGCTGTAATGTCATTACGCAAAACACGAGTAAGGAATGTTGAGCCACCTCAGTTGCAATCGGATTCTGCATTTAACTTATTTTAAAGGAGCAAAACTATGCCAGGACATTATGGAAAAGGAATGAAATCAGGAACTAAAAAAAAGAAAATGATGAAGAAGAAAAAATAATGAATAAAGCAACAATGAAAAGTGTAATTGCTGCATTAAAAAAAGCATCTAAAGCTCATGCAGCACAAGCGGTAAAACTTGAAAAAATGATGAAAGGTAAAAAATAATGCCCGGAAGAAAAAAACTAACAGCAAAGCAAATGAAAATAGCAAGAGTAGCTAAACCTCGTAATAAAATAACAGGAAAAGATTTTGCCGTCTTGCGAAAAGGTAAAAAAAAGAAGATGGCATAATGGGTAAAGGTGTAAAGCATTATTTTAGAAACGGCAAAGAACACAAAGGTTCTACGCATAAGATGCCAAATGGTGAACTACATTCTAATAAAACACATACAAAAACAAGCAAAAGATTATTTCATTTTAAAGATTTATCTAAAACAGCACAAAAAGTAGCCAAAGGAAAAGCATGACAAAAAGTAAAAAATTATGCCCAAAGGGTAAAGCAGCAGCAAAAAGAAAGTTTAAAGTGTATCCAAGTGCGTATGCAAATATGTATGCAGCAGGTGTATGCAGTGGCAGAATAAAACTTACTTCTAAGAAGAAAACAAGCACTAAAAGAAGTAGAGCATGAGTTTAAAAAAGTGGGTAAAGGAAAGATGGGTAGATATTGGAGCGCCAAAAAAGAATGGCAAGTTTCAACCCTGTGGCAGAGCTAAAGGATCTAAAAGAAAATATCCAAAATGCGTACCTATAGCAAAAGCAAGAAACATGACACCTGCACAAATTAAATCGGCTGTATCACGAAAAAGGGCAGCAAAAAACACAGGACCAAAACCAACTAATGTAGCAACATTTAAAAAGAAAAGGAAAGCATAATGGGATTTGTATCTAGAATATTCTCACCACCAAAACCACCTAAACCAGCACCAACACCACCGCCACCACCACCTGCACCAAAAATGGAGCCAAAGGAAACGGATGCACAAAAAACAATGAGAAAAAGAAGAGCAGCACAACGACTAGGAGGTGCAGGATATGGAAGAGGATCAACTGTTCTTGCAGATATGGAACAGTCAGGAACTGGCAGAACTGTCTTAGGCAGTTAATGATTGTTTGCAAAACAGATAATAAATTTAAAGAACAAGTATTAGATTTTGTAGCTCCACGAGCTGATATACATCATGATTTAAAAGATGGTTATTCTTTTTTTGGTTATTTTGAAAATGAAGAAATACGAGGAGGTGTAATATTTTCACATTATGATGGACACAACATTTGGATGCATATGGCATTAGATGATCCTAAAATTATGCGTAGGTCATTTGCAAAAGATGTTTTTGAGTATTGTTTTATTAAGTGTAAGTGTGTTAGGATAACAGCTATGACAACACCAAGTAACGAAAGATGTATAAAATTAATAGAATCAGCAGGATTTAAAAAAGAAGGACATATTAGAAAAGTTATAAAAAAAGGTATGCAATATCTTGATGGTATAGTATATGGTTTACTTAGAGAAGAGTGTAAATATTTTTAGGAGATAAAATATGGGTATGGGAGCAAAAACTCCACCGGCAATGCAAATGCCACCACCAACTGATCCAGCAGTTGATGATAGAGTTGCCGAATCAGAAGCTAAATTAGAAGAAGAAAGAAGAGCTATGATAAGAACTAAAAGTCAAGGACAAATGGGTACATTACTTACAAGTGGGCAAGGAGTTACAGAAGAAGCACCAACATCAAGAACTATACTTGGTGGCTAATGGCTAATTACGAATATATTAAAAAAAGAATGTCCTCTATGGAAGGGGAGAGACAAACTTGGGAAGATCATTGGCAACAGATTCTTGATTATGTTATGCCAAGAAAAGCTGACATAACTTTTCAACGATCTCAAGGTGAAGCACGAACAGAAGTATTGTTTGATGCAACAGCTATAACGGCTAACAATTTATTAGCCGCTAGTTTGCATGGCACTCTAACATCTCCATCCTTACAATGGTTTCAACTTAAATTAAGAGAAGATGCATTAAACAGAGAAAGAGAAGTGCAGTTATGGTTAGAAGATTCTGCAAGAAAAATGTATGATTTATTTAATGAAACAAATTTTAATACCGAAGTACATGAGTTATATCTTGATTTGTGTTCTATTGGTACAGGTGCGTTATTTGTAGAAGAAGGTAAAAAAGGTTTTGATGAAGATGCTATACATTTTAATACATTGCACATTTCAGAGTTTTACATAAAAGAAAGTATTAATGGTAAAGTAGATACATTATACAGAAGATACAAACTTACAGCAAGACAAGCAGTACAAGAATTTGGAGAAGATAACCTTGGAGATAAGGTTATTGAATCTTTGGAAAAAAAACCAGATAAAGATTTTACATTTATTCATGCTGTAGAACCAAAAGAAGATTATGAAAAAGGTACAGGTGAAACAGCAGAAACAAAGTTACCTTTTCATTCTTGTCATGTCTGTGAAGAAGATCAAATGGTTGTTAGGGTAAGTGGATATAATGAGTTTCCATATTTAGTTCCAAGATGGTCAAAAGCAACTGGAGAAGTATTTGGAAGATCACCATCATTTAATGCTTTACCAGATATAAAAACATTGAACAAAGCAGTAGAGATTGGTCTAAAAGCATGGGCAAAAGCTATTGACCCACCTTTACTTGTTACTGATGATGGTGTTATTGGAAGAGTTAGAGTTACACCGGGTGGCATTACAGTTGTTCGTGGTGATGGAAGTGTAAGACCTTTGCAGGTTGCAACAAACTGGCAGATTACAGATATGAAAGAAAACCAGTTACGAGCAGCAATAAGACAGGCATATTACTCTGACCAACTGCAACTTCAAACTGGTCCTCAAATGACAGCAACTGAAGTGCAGGTAAGGTATGAACTTATGCAAAGATTATTAGGACCAACATTAGGTAGATTCCAAAGTGAGTTTCTCAATCCACTTATAGAAAGAGTGTTTGGAATTATGTTAAGAAACGATGCTTTTTTAGAAGTACCTGAGATAATAGCTGGTAGTAAAATAGATGTTGAATATGTGGGTCCACTTGCCAGATCACAAAGAATGGGTGAGTCTGTGGCTATTGATAGATTATATCAACTTGTAATGCAAGTTGCTGCTATAGATCCTAGTATTATTGATAATATAAATCATGATGAAGCAGTTAGAATGCGTGGACAACTACTTGGTGTTCCAAAAACAATATTAAGAAGTGTTGATGAAGTTCTTGCAATAAGACAACAAAGAGCCATGGCTCAGCAATTACAGGCTCAGGCAATAGCAGAAGAGCAACAAGCAAAAACAGCACTTACACAAAGTCAGGCTATGAAAGAAATGGGTAAACCAGAAACAATAGAAGGATTTGACAAGGCAGAGCAAAGAGCAAGAGATGAAGGCTTTATTGAATAATGGAACTTAAACAATTACAAGATTACTATAGAATTACTTTTGCCACTAATGAAGGGCAACAAGTATTAGCAGATTTAGAATCTGCATACTACCATAGAATATCTTATGGTAATGATCCTTATGAAACTGCTTATAAGGAAGGACAAAGAAGTGTAATACTTCGTATTTTAAACTTAATAAAGGAGCAAAAAAAAGATGGAAGAGCAGACCACACAGACAGCTGAACCTGTTGTAGAAAATACTGTTAAAGAAACAGATACCTCAACAGTTCTTACTTCTGAAAGTGATAATCAGCAACAAGAAACACCAACAACAGAAACAACAACAACTAGCGATTGGAAATCTAGTTTGCCAGAGGAACTTAAAAATGATCCTACATTAAAAAATTTTAAAGATGTAGAATCTTTGGCAAAAACTGTTGTGCATCAACAAAAACAAATGGGTAACAGAATACCTATACCTAAAACTCCAGAAGAACAAATGGAAGTATATGACAAGTTAGGCAGACCAAAAACCTCAGAGGAGTATGATATTATTGTGCCTGATACTCATACACAATCATTAGATACAAATGATATAAATAATTTTAAAGAGGTAGCTCATAAAATAGGACTCAATCAAAATCAAGTAGCACAGCTTATGGAGTTTGAAGTCAATAGAATTACTCAACAGACATCAAGACTACAAGATAATACAACTGTTGAAAGGGATGCTATGGTAAGTCAACTAAAAGAAGATTGGGGTACAGACTACGATAGAAAGATGAGAAATATTCAAAAAGCTAAAAAAGTATATGGTAATCCAGAGTTAATTGAGATTTTAGAAAAAACAGGTGCAGGTAATATGAGATCAGTAATAGAACATTTTGAATTACTTGGTAGAGATATTACCGAAGATATGACGCAAAATACTCAAAATAATAATTTAGCAACTTCACCATTAGATGCTAAAACAGAAATAGAAAATATTATGAATGACCCTGACGATCCTTACCATGATGCACGACATAGAGATCATAGAGGTAGAGTAGAGCATATGCGACAACTACATGAAAAAGTACATCCTTCATAAAAAATATTTGCTTTGTAAAAATTGCTATGCTAATGTTGTAGATATTCAATGCCCTAGCAATAGATAAGCAATGGATAAGTCTAAAAGACTATAAAATAGGTTTCCCATTTTTGGACAAAAACTGCATTAACAAGTAAATATTAATTTTATAAGGAGAAATTTGATGAGTGTTCAAATTACTACAGCTTTTGTAGAACAATATAAAAGCAATGTATTCCATTTGGCTCAACAAAAAGGATCAAGACTCAGAGATGCAGTACGAAGTGAAACAGTTACTGGTAAGTCTCATTTCTTTGAGAGAATTGGTTCTACTGCTGCACAAAAAAGAACTAGCCGTCATTCTGATACACCAAGAGTAGATACTCCACATTCCAGAAGGAAAGTATCATTAGATGACTATGATTGGGCAGATCTTGTTGACCAAGAGGATAAAGTTAGAATGTTAATCTCACCTTCATCTGAGTACGCATTAGCAGGTGCTTGGGCAATGGGTAGAGCTATGGATGATGCCATTGTAGATGCTGCAACGGGTAATGCCTTTGGAGGTGTTTCCGGTGGTACAACTATCGCATTACCATCTGGGCAAAAAGTTGCTCATGGTTCAGCAGGTTTAACTTTAGCAAAAATGATTTCAGCTAAAGAAATTCTGGATAAGAATGAAACTGATCCTGAAGAACCAAGATATATGGTTGTAACGGCTAAACAATTAAGTGATTTATTAGCTATAACAAATGTTACAAGCAGTGACTTTGCTACAGTAAAAGCTCTTGTTCAGGGTGAAGTTGATACATTCTTAGGCTTTAATTTTATAAGGTCTCAACGGTTAGGAACTGATTCTAGTGGAAATAGACAGGTTCTAGCTTTTTGTCAATCAGCTATAGGTCTTGCTGTCGGCTCTGATGTTACAACAAAAATATCAGAAAGAGATGATAAGAACTATGCTACACAAGTATTTCTATCTATGTCTATTGGTGCAACACGCATTGAAGATGAAAAGATGGTAGAAATAGCTTGTACTGAATCGTAGGAGGTAGATTATGGCAACAGCAAAATCAGTAGAAGTAACTAACCTTGATACGACACCAAGAACTATTACCGAAGCTGGTAATGTTCAGGGCAAGATGCGTGTATTTGCAGACACAATAGCTGCTGGTACAGGTGACATTGATAATGATGATGTTATTATGATGGCAGAAATACCATCAAATGCAAAAGTCAATAGCATCAAAATCTTTAATGATGATCTTGATTCAGGTGGTTCACCATCATTAACAACAAATGTGGGTTTGTATGTAGGTCAAACTAAATTTACAGACACAGATGGTTCAGCTACATCATATGCTGCTGGAGCAGTTATTGATGAAGATTGTTATGCATCAGCAATTACAACACTACAGGCAGCTAATACAGCAGGTGTTGAGTTAGCTTTTGAAGCTAGAAATGTAAATGCAATAGCAAACTTTGCTTGGGAAGATGGTGGATTAACATCAGATCCCGGTGTACCATTGAGAATTGCCTTGACAATATCAGCAGATGCAGCCACAGCAGCAGCCGGTGATATTACTATGGTAGTTACTTATGTAGTAGACTAAACAAATGGGTGCTTGAAATACAGCACCCTTTTTGTTACATTGGGTGTATTATGGCAACAGAGGTTTCAATTTGTTCAAATGCGTTAAGAAGATTAGGTGATAGTCCTATTACATCTTTAACAGAAGATTCAGAAAGAGCCAGATTATGTAATGCATTGTATGCACCAGCAAGAGATAGTTTATTAAGATCCCATGCGTTTAATTTTTCTATTACTCGTGCATCATTAGCACAATTATCAACAGCACCTTCTTTTGAGTTTGCTCATCAGTATTTATTACCTACAGACCCATTTTGTTTACGAGTTCTTAAAATGGAGTTTGATGATTTCAAATTTAAAATAGAAAACTTAGCAGGAGAGGGTAGGGTCTTGCTTACTGATGAAGGTACAGCTAATATATTGTATATAGCGAGAATAACAGATCCAAACTTATTTGACTCTATATTTGTGGACACTTTAACTGCAAAACTAGCAGCAGAGTTGGCTTACCCTATTACAAACAGCACTTCATTACAAACTCAAATGGAAAGACTATTTAAACTTAAACTTACAGAAGCAAGAAGTATTGATTCCACAGAAGGCTTTACTGATGATATTGTGTCAGATACTTTCACAGATTTCCGTAAGTTTGGCTAATGGCAAGAGTACATCCCTTTCAAACTAATTTTACTAAAGGAGAACTTACACCCAAACTAGGTGGTCAAGTTGATCTAAAGCAGTATGCAAATGCTGTTGAAACATTAGAAAATATGCAAGTATTTCCACAGGGTGGGGCAACTCGCAGAGCAGGTACACGATTTATATGTGAAGTAAAAAATTCAGCTAATGTAACAAGATTAATACCTTTTGAATTTAATGTAGAGCAATCCTATGTTATGGAATTCGGAGATCAGTATATACGATTTTTTAAAGATAATGGACAAATAACAGAAACTGCACAAGATATAACAGCAATAACAAAAGCAGATCCTGCTGTAGTAACAGTAAGTTCTCATGGATATTCTAATGGAGATCATGTATGGATTAATGATGTCGTAGGTATGACAGAAGTAAATGGCAGAAGATATACAGTAGCTAACAAAACAACAAACACATTTGAGTTATCCGGTGTAGATTCAACAGACTATACAACATATAGTTCTGGTGGTACGGCAGCTAAAGTTTTTGAAATATCAACACCATATACATCTTCTCAGTTGTTTGATATACAGTTTGCACAATCCGCAGATATTATGTATCTAGTGCATCCTTTACATGAACCTGCGATATTATCACGAACAGGGCATACAAGTTGGACACTTGCGGATGCTGTTTTTGAAAAAGGACCATATTTAGATGCAAACTCTACATCTACAACACTTACTTCTAGTGCTACAACTGTAGGCACAGGCAGAACTTTAACAGCAAGTGCAAGTTTATTTGCAAGTACAGATGTTGGTAGATTATTTAAACTGGGTGATGGTCATGGTAAAATTACAGCTTTTACAAGTGCTACAGTGGTTACAGTAGAAGTATTAGTGGCTTTGACAAGTAATGGATCAACAACATGGGCATTAGGTGCATATTCTAATACAACAGGGTTTCCAAGAGCTGTTAGTTTTTTTGAGCAAAGACTCGTGTATGGAGGGAGTACAGATTTTCCACAGACAATCTGGTTTTCTCAATCTGGATTGTATAATAATTTTGATGTAGGTGATTCTAGTGCAGCAGATTCTTTTATTTATACCATAGCAGCAAATAGAGTAAATGTAATTAGATGGATTGCACCTGCAAGAGATTTAATTATTGGCACAGCCGGAGGAGAGTTTCAAGTAGGCAGACCAACGGGAGAACCATTAAAACCTGATAATGTAAATATAAAACAACAAACGGCATATGGCAGTCATACTATTGCACCTGCTCAGATTGGCAACACAGTTTTATTTGTGCAAAGACAACAAAGAAAAGTAAGAGAATTTACTTATAGATTTGAGAATGATGCTTATGCAGCACCGGATATGACAATATTATCTGAACATATTACTAAAACAGGTATAGTAGATATCGAATATGCACAAGAACCTGATTCTATTTACTATGCAATTAGAACTGATGGACAACTAACAGGAATGACATATCAAAGACAAGAAGAAGTTGTTGCATGGCACAGATCAGTAATAGGTGGTAAGAACACATCATGTACTGTTACAGTTACAGATTATGATAATATACCTGTTGGTAGTCGTTTAGTGTTGACTAAATCTGATGGTACAACTGTTACTTTTACATCTGAAACAGCAGGTAGTTCTTCACCATCAGAAACTTTAGGCTGGAGACCAAATACAAACAACAACACAACGGCTGATAATATATTTACAGCAATAAATGCTCATGCAGATTTTACAGTTGCTAATCCGTCAGCAAATGTTGTAACCATTACAGAAACAACACCAAAGTCTACAGGGTTTTTGACTATAACAAGCACAGATAGCACAAGATTAGCCGTAACAAGTGAAACTCATGCAGATGTAAAGAGTATTGCTAGTATAGCTGAAACAACAGAGAATCAAGTATATGTTATTGTAGAAAGAATAATAAATGGATCAACAGTTAAATATGTTGAATACTTTGATCCTGACTTTAATGTTGACTCTGGTTTAACCGGTACAGTAAATGCTTCTTCTACAAAAGTAACTGCATTAGATCACTTAGAAGGACAGACAGTTCAGATAGTAATTGATGATGCAGTGTATCCTGCACAGAAAGTTACAAATGGTGCAGTAACAGTAAGTTTGCCCAGTACATTTTCTAATAAAACAATAACTGTTGGTCTTGGATATGTATCAACATTAAAAACTTTACGAGTTGAAGCAGGAAGTCAAGCAGGTACTTCACAAGCACGAAAAAAAAGATATAATGAAATTGTGGTTCGTTTGTTAGATACTGTTGGTGCAACAATAAATGGAGATCAAATACCATTTAGAACAAGTGCGAATGCTATGGGAGAAAGTATACCAACATTCTCCGGTGATAAACGAGTTACAAATTTAGGGTGGAATAGAGAAGGGCAGATAACAATACAACAAACGCAACCATTACCTATGACAGTTTTGGGTGTAACAGGAACATTATTAACAGTGGATTAAAATTATGGCATGGCAAATAGCAGCAGCATTAATAGCAGCACAGGTAGCTAGTACAGCAGTTTCTGTAATGGCTAGTAATCGAAGAAGTAAAAATTTGAAGGCAGCAGCAGCTTTTGATAAATATCAGACTAATTTAAGAAAAAAACAAGAAACAATTAAAGAAAATGAAGCAGCAGCAAAATTGTTAAGCTATCAAAGAGCAGCAGCAGCATCAGGAGGAGGTGTTGTTGGCACAGGAACATCTTTGCTTATACATGATGAATCTATGGAAGATTTAAATGAAAATCTTTTTTGGATTGAAAAGGGTTATGAAATAGAGTTACAAAAACAAGATGTTTTTCTAAGTGGTACTTTAGCGGAAGAATCGTATAGAAGAAAAGCATCTATAGTACAAGGGGCTACAAATTTAGCAATTACAGCATACAAAGCTGATTTTTCTAAATCTTTATTTAGTGATGCTCCATCTAGAGTTCCAGTACAATCTAGAACTGGTACTAGATTCGGATGATATTATGGTCATAAGAATACCAAGAGGTAGTAGAACTGATTCAAGAAATATTGGTAGATCCAGTCTACTACAAGTTGCAAGAGCCAATAGAGTTCCAGTAGAGAGCATAGGCAATGCTGTTAATAATCTTGGTCAAGCAATATTAGATGCAGAAAATGAAAAACAAAAAATTAGGACACAAAATAAATTATACAGTGCAGAAGCACAAATATTAAGAGAAATGAATCAACGAGCTAATGAAATTTATTTAGATCAGAATAATTCTTTTGAGCCTAATAATGTGCAACAATATATACAAGACAATGTTGAGTATGTTGATAAAAGACTAAGTGAGTTATTTAAAGGTGATGAAGAGGGTTTGAAATATACAGGAAGAATTCGTTTTAATGCTCTACAACAATATGAAAAAGATATTTACAGATTTAGTAATCAAAGGTTAGCTACAGACACTATAGCAGCATACCCAAGTCAACTTCAATCGTACAAAGAACAAATCATGAATATACCGGTGGGATCAACAGGTGAAGGTATTTTTACCGCTATAAATAACACTTTTATTCCTGAACTTGAGCAACTTGCTAAAAACTCACGAAGATTTGGAGGTAATGTAAATATAGAACAAGATAAGAGAATGTTAAAACTTATGGCATTTCAAAAAATTTTACAAAAAGGTTCAGCTAAGATTGATGAAATTACTAATGAAAAAACTTTTGATTATACAAATATAATTAATATTTTAAATAGTCCGGACACGAAAAAACTAGGTGGTGAAAATATTTCAGAGGATGATAAAAGAGATTTAAAAAAGATTTATGTTGATGAACGAAAAAAGCATAGAGCAAATGTAGCTATTTTTACAGAGGTAGAAAACAATAAGAAGTTTATTGAAGCAGAACGAATAAGAGACATACCAGAAATTTCACAAGCAGAACAAAGGGATAGAATAAGTAAATTAAAGTTTGTTGGAAAAAAGGGTGAAGAAATTAAACAAAGCATTCTTAAAACAGTAGATTCTGAAATAGAAAGAGGTGTTATTACCCCAACTACACAAAGCCAAAGAATTAGAATAGATGATCTTATTATTGCAAATAAGGTCACAAGTTTGTATGAAAAACAAGTAGTAGATGATGATATTGTAACAGATTTAAAAAAAAGAAAAATTATTCCAGAAACTGATTCAGCAGTTAGTCTATTTGATATGCAAAGAGGTGGCTTGCTTAGAAAAGAAGATGTAAAGGTTAATGGATATTTTGACAAAAAAATAAAAAGAATAGCTGACCCACTTAAAAAACAACAGGATACTGCTTTTAAAGAATTTGTTGATAGAATAAAACCATCTATTATAGGTAGCACACAAAACAAACTGGCTGAAAGCAGTCCTAGAGCTGTAAGAAGATTTTCCGAAGCATATCTCAAATTAAGTGAAAGATTTGAAGAGGGTTTAGCAGCAGGTAAAACAGCAAAACAATTACTTAGTGCTGGAACTGCTGATTATATTTATGTTGAAGAACCACTTTTAACAGACAAAGGTGGATTTAGACCTACGCAACAAGACATAACTATAGAAACAAGTGAAGCCTTTGGTGTAAAAGTTCGTTCTAAAGAAGATAAAGAACTTACAGAAAAACAGTTAATTACAAAAGAAATTAATCAATTACAAGAAATTATAAAAAGAATTACAGAATTAGATAATTTAACAATAGATCAACAAAGAGCATTACCACAATACCAAAGAATAAGGGAACTTTTTGATCAAAGGGAAAGTCAATAAATGGTATCCGTATACGAAGAAGCTGAACTTCTAAGACAACTTGGAAACTCGGAAGAAGAAATACAAAAATTTATTTCTAAAGAAACAGAAGTTTTAAGATTTATAGGAACACCCGAAGAAGAAATACAAAGACAGACAGGAACTGTAACTATAGACACCACACGCAATGATCCAGAAGTGCAAGAGCAAAATAGATCTTATTGGCAGAAAATAAATGATGGCATAGAAGGTTTTAAAGATTTAGCTATTGGCGATAAGTTTGATTTTAGTCTTAGGAGAGCAATGGGTAAAACTATTTACAATTTAGGATTGCAACAAGCAGGTTCGAATAAAGGTATACCATACGAAGAAGCTTTTGCAGTAGATGATGACCAAGGGTTTCTTGAATCAGGTCTTGAAGGTGCAGTAACTTTAGTAGGAGATTTACCAGCATATGCAGGTAGTGTAATTGCAGCAACAGCTGCCACTGGAAATCCAGTAGCTGGTACTGGTATTGGGTTAGCTATTCCAGGTGCTATTAGAAGTATATTTCTTGACCAACTTGATAAACAAAAAGTACAAAACTTTTCTAATTTTTGGGATAACTGGTTAATACAAGCATTACCAGAATCTTTAAGAAACGATAAAAATATTTTAGGTTTGCTTTCAGGCAGTAAAGCTATAGGAAAAGGTATAAAAGAAGCTGGATTACTTATTGGAACAGGAGCATCCACAAAAGTCCTAGACGCAACTAATATTCCTAAAAACTTTTTTACTAAAACACTTACAAGAACAACCGCTTTTACAGGTTTAGGTGCTGCTCTTGAGTCCGAAATGCCTACTTTAGATGATTTTCTTACAAACCTTGTAATTTTTAAAATAGCAGGTTTTGCAGAAAGTGGTTCAAATATGATGCGAAATAGAATGAAAAAGACTTTGAAGCATCCTGCTGAGGTTACTAAAGAAATATTTGAAGATCCAGTTATGTTTGCAGAAGCTGCAAGCACAACTCATAGAACATTTACAAAAGAAAAACAGATTGATAATATTATCCTAAAAGAAGCAAAAGCAGAATTGGAAAAACTTAGAAACGATAAAGAGTTTACGACAAACCCTCTTGTAAATAAAGACAAAATAAAAAAATACAAAGAAATAAAAAAAACATTTCAAGAATTAGGTGAGCCATTTAAGGAAATAGAAATTACATTAGTTGAGCCTACTACTACAACTGCATTTAAAGGTAATTTATCTCAAATAAAAAAAGCTATTGAGACTACAGAAAAAGAAATATCAGAATTTATAAAAAAAAATTCAGAAAAAAATATTGAAAAATTAGATAAACAACTAGATTCGTTTGCAGATAAACAAATATTTTTAGAAAAGTCTCTTGAGACTGCGACTACAGAAAAAAGAAAAGAACAATTACAAAGATCTATAAATAAAAATAGAGAGGACTTTGAGGCAGCCAATAAAAAATTGAAACAACTTAAAGAAAATCCTACAAACATAGAAATTATTAAAGATATTGATCCTGTTGTTAATAGACTTGCAGACAAATTGGAAAATTTAAAAAAACAAAGAGATGTGAAGCCACAGGAAACAGAACCTACACAAACCACAACTGATCCATCTTTTTTAAATAGAAGAATCGAAGGATTAGAAAAACAAATTCCTGAAGCTATAAAAAGTAATCAAAAAAAGAATATTAGAAAATTTGAAAAAAATTTAAAAGATATTGATGCTAACATTGTAAGTTTGGATAGACTTGAAACATTTGCAACTAATATAAAAGATAAAACTAAATTTAAAAACAAGTTGCAAGAAGCAAAAAAAGAACGAAAAGAAGCAGAAGTTGAATTGGATAATTTTAAGAAAGATCCTTTTAATTTAGAAATAAATAAAAAAATTGATCCGGCAATAAAAAGACTATCAGAAACATTAGAAAATTTAAAAAAAGAAAGAGATCAAAAAATAGAACAACCAAAAACTGTAACTGAATTGTTGCCAGCAGAAAAAAACTTTGATGCTAAAATTAAATCAGGGAAAATTAAAAGGGAAGTAGATGCAGAATTTTATAACTCAAATTTACAAAACTGGTCTGATAAATTACATCCTATATTTGAAATTGCACGAACAGGAAAAAAATTAGACTCAAAGGCAATGGATAATATCTATGAACGATTTAGAATACAACCGGGCATGATAGGTAGAGCAGAACATTTTATAAAATTTGGAACTTTGGATTATACTACTTTGAAAGATGTTGGTAAACCTCTACTTAAAATACTTGATCCTGTTTTAAAAAGTGAAAAAGAATATAATGCTTTTATAAGATATGCAATAGCTAAAAGAGTTATAGAAAAAGAAGGTCAAGGAAAAAAAACTGGTTTTAATTTAGAAGATGCAACAGCAATAGTTAAAAAGTATGATTCCGTTTTTAACAAGCCATTTAAAGAGTTTGTAGAATATAACCAGACATTATTTAAATATCTTTTAGATAGCCGTCTGATAAGTAAAGAATTTTACAAACAAGCAATTGAACTTAACAAAGATTATGTGCCATTTGCTAGGTTTATGGATATGAAATCTGGAGAAAAACAAAGGGCAACTTTTTTTAGAAACCCTATCAAAGAATTTAAAGGCAGTGAAAAAGATGTTTTTGATCCTATAGAAACTTCTTATTTAAACACATATAGTTTTGTAAGACTAGCAGAAAGAAATGCAGTTACTCGTGATTTTATTGATGCTGTTTTAAAATTACAAAAAGTAGCCGACAAAAAAGTTGATAATGTAAATAAACAAATTGAGCCTTTAAATGAAAAAGTAAATCAAATAGAAAAAGATATACAAGATGCCAGACAAAAGGGAAACAACAAAAAGGTAGATGATCTAATTAAAGAGTTAGATAAAACAAATTTGGAAATTGATGGTAAAATAGCAGAAAAAAATCAAGCACTATTTAATTTAGGGTATGAAAAAATAGCAGATATAAAAAAGGTTTCACCAGACTTGCGTGGATTTAAATTACAAAAGAAAGAAGCTGAAAAAATTGTAGATGATCCATCTGTTATTAATGAAAAACTTTTGGAAGAATTTACAATCTTCAGAAAACAAAAACAACAAATTAAAGACACTGAGATTTCATTTACAAGAGATGGTAAGGCAGAAGTGTATGAAGTTGGAGAGATGCTAGCAAAAGCTATAAAAAGTGATAGTAAATTTATGGAAAGTATGACCATGCAAATTTTAGGTATACCGACTAAAGTATTAAAAGCGGGTGCTACTTTAGACCCAACATTTATGATTAGAAATTTTATAAGAGGTGAAGTAGGAGCTAGTACATTTTCAAAAAACCGATATGTACCTTTTATACATGGTGCAATGGGAGTAGCTAGATTAATAAAAGGAAAAAATAAACAAACACAACTATATAAGGATTTTATTAAATCTGGTGCTATGCAATCTGCTTTGGTTAGTTTCGACAGGCAGTATATTAGAGAGGGTTTTATGAAACAAGAACTAACATCAAGACCTGTTTATAATGTTGTCAATCCAAAAAACATTCTAGAAAACTTAAGAATATTGTCAGAGTTTACAGAAAGTGCTGCTAGAATTACAGAGTTTCAAAAATCACAAAAGCGACTTGAAAAAGAACCTTTAACAGAAAGACAAAAACTTGAATTAGCAGGTTTAGATGCACGAAATGTTACACTAGACTTTCAAAAAATTGGTCTCAAGATGCAAGCTCTTAATCATATTACAGCATTTTATAATGCAAGAATTAGAGGATATGAACAAATAATAAAGGGTTTAGCGACTCCTAAAACAGCAGCAAAGTTAATAAGTGTTTTGATTGCAACCCAAACAGTACCTTCTGTTTTGTTATGGTTTGCCAACAGAGACAGTGATACTTATGAAAATGTAGATAAGTGGATAAAAGATACACATCATATTATTATAGTAAATGAAGGTTTAGATGATGAAATAGTATATAAAGTACCTAAATTATGGGAATTAGGATTTATTTTTGGAACTTTACCAGAAAGATTTTTAGATTATGTAGCAAAAGAAGATCCTAAAAGTTTGGATGGAATATATGAAGATATAGTTAAAGGTCTACTTAAGTTTGGTGCAAATCAGATACCACTACCAGAAGTCCTTAAATTGCCTGTTGAATTAGTATCTAATTATAGTATTTACAAAAACAGACCTATTGTTCCAAGAAGATTGGAGGGTTCATTGCCTGAAGTGCAAACAACACCATATACATCAGAGTTAGCAAAACTTATTGGCAAAGCAAGTAGTCAAATACCTTTTACAGATGGTATAAGTCCGATAAAAATAGATTATGCTATTAAGGCATGGACAGGTGGTTTAGGTGCTTATGCTTTAGATGCAACAAATCTAATACTTAAAAAAGCAGGTATAGGTGATGATTTTATACAACCTTGGAGTGATAACTATGTAAAAAATTTAGAAAATATGCCGTTTTTTAGATCGTTTGTTGTTCGCAGACTAAGCAGAGGTGCGACCCCTTTGCAAAAGTTTTGGAATGAATATTCGCAAATCAAAAAAGAATTAGACTCATCAGCAGAATTTAAAAGAAGAGGTGATATTGCTAGGTCTTTAAAAGTGAAATCACAAAGAACTACTGTTCTAGAAGAGCAGGTTTCACTTGCTGCCGAACAAATAAAATTTTTTGGAGATCAAATATATAAATATGAAAGAATTCCAAAGGATAGTGTTGACATTAGCCAAAATGAGATAAGAGATATTATTGATAATTACATACAAACTATGATTAACATTTCAAAAACAACTAATAAAATCATAGAAAATTATGATATTGCTAATCCACAAAAATAATACTATAACTATATAAGGTGTAATTTATGACAATATCAACAACTACAATTAAAAATAGTTATTCCGGTGATGGTTCTCAGGATACATTTGCCTATACTTTTAAAATATCTGCTGATGCTGATATGCAGGTTATTATTCGTTCCTCAGCAGGGGTTGAAACTGTTAAGACATTAACCACGCATTACACAGTTACTGGATCAGGTACAGCAAGTGGTGGTAATGTTGTGTTTACATCTGGCAATATACCTACAGCAACAGAAACAGTTGTGCTGAGAAGAAATACAACACTTACACAAACTCTTGATTTAGTGGAAAATGACCCATTTACAGCAGATAGTGTAGAGGGTGCTTTTGATAAAAACTTATCAGCTATACAAGAATTACAAGAACAGGTAGACAGATCATTTAAAGTTAGTAGAACCAATAGTATTACATCATCTGAGTTTACAGATAGTGCAACATCAAGAGCAAGTAAGACATTAGGATTTGATTCTTCTGGTGATCTTACAACAGTTGCAGATTTTTTACCGGCAGGTGGTGATAGTGCCATGTTTCAATATTCCACAACAACAACAGATTCTGATCCGGGTGATGGTTTTTTAAGACTTAATAACACCACTATTGCATCAGCTACAGAAGCCTACATAGATGATAAAGAATTCAATGGTACAGATGTTTCTGCATGGGTGCAGTCGTTTGATGATGTAACGGGCAATGATACAAACAGAGGTAGAATAAGAATAAGTAAAGCTAATACTTTAGATACATGGATGGTTTTTAGAGTTACCGGAGCTGTAACAGACGCAACGGGATATACAAAGGTAAGTCTTGTATATATTGATACAGAAGGAACTTTTTCTAATAATGATAAAGTCTTTGTGTCATTTGTAGCAAGTGGTGAAGATGGTGCTATACCCGGTTATCGTTATGCGTTTGATACTGGAACTTCTGATGCAGACCCCGGAGCAGGAGAAATAGCATTTAATAATGCAACATATTCTAGTGTTACAGAAATATATATTGATGATGCCAATGCAGATGGTGTAGATGTGTCAGCAGATGTTTTAACATGGGATGACTCTACAAGCACAATAAGAGGTTTTATAATGATCTACGACATTAATGATAGATCAACCTATGCACGATTTAAAATAACTGGTGCTTCCACAGATGCAAGTGGGTATGTAAAACTTGCAGTAGGACATTTAAATTCAAACAACACCTTTAGTGCAGCTGATGAACTATCAGTACACTTTACAGCTTCTGGAAGCAAGGGTGATACTGGTAGCACCGGTAGCACCGGTAGTACCGGTAGCAC